GAAAGCGGTACATTAGATTTTACTAGCACATCCGCTGCTATATTTATTAAAGGTGCTGCCGGTGCTGCTGCAAGCGGTGGAATGACTTTGTTATCTACAACTGCTTTAAGTGGTGCTTCAGTAACTTTATCATCTATTTCACAGGATTATAAATCATTATATTTAGTAATTTATGGTGTTACAAATGCAACTGCTAATGGTCAGTTTTATGTAAATCCAAATAGTAATACATCTGATAATGCTTGGCAAGCGTTAATTCTTGCCACAGGTGATGGTTCAACTGGCAATTTAAAACTTACTGGTACTAACAGTGTATTAAGAACAAACGCAGATAATGTATGGACAATTACATTTAACAATTATACATCAACAACTAATTACAAAACTTTTTCTTGGAATGCTATGTTTGCTGCTACTGATGGAAATCCTAGACCAATAATCGGTGGCGGTGGATTTCTGAGCAATAGCGCCATAAGTTCCATAAATATACTAAATTCTGGCGGAAATTTATCAACTGGATCAGTTGAATTATATGGAGTGAAATAATGACTAAACCAACAATAAGAATACATAACACTGCAACAGATGAAGTTATTGATCGGGAAATGAACGCGGCTGAATATAAGATTTATGAAGCAGAGCAAGCAATAGAAGCAGCAAATCAAGCCAAAGCTAAAGAAAAGGCAACGGCTAAAGCAGCATTGTTAAGCAAACTTGGTATTACAGAAGAAGAAGCCAAGTTACTTCTCTCATAACAAACCAACAAACTAAGGAGATAAAATGGGTCCAGTATCGTTTAATATAAGTAATCAAACAAAATACGATTTACGCGTACAAGCATCTAATGGCGCAGCAGCATCAGCACCAGCAGGTGGCAACACTAATTTAGGATTTGGATCAGAAGATACTAATATCACTTGTGCTATGCGCTGGTATCAAGATGGAATATGCATCTTACAAGGCTCTGTAGCTTGGTCAGCCGGTGGATCAGGTGCAGATGATGGCTGGACTACTAGCAACATTATCTGTATGAACGGCAATATGAACGGCGTAGGCTTCTCAGGCTGTAACGAAGGTTGGGTAGAATTACAACCTTATAACCTAATGGCTAATGGCGGCGAAGTAAGCGTAACTTATACAAACGCATAAGCTACGAAACCAAGTTATTACGCAGCTAGTGCTTATTTCTCATAACGGCTGGACAGCTTCTAAAGATCCAGCCGAGATAGATGTTAAGAGTTATCTAGTGCCGGGCACGAAGATTAAATTACGCTGCGCTGCAGCCTGCGCGCCTTTACTTATAACCTTCGCGGCAGAGTTTCATGCCCATGTAGAGCCGATAGACGTAGGTGCTTTAGACGACTGGGGTTATGCATTTAGAAATATTAGGGGTAGCGCAGATAAATTAAGTAATCACAGCTCAGGCACAGCTATAGATTTAAACGCGCCAAAGCACCCGTTAGGACAGTCTGGAACATTTAACCCTATGCAGATCGTGTTAATACAGGCTCTATGTAAAAAGTATGGCCTTAGATGGGGTGGCGATTACAAGAATAGAAAAGATGAAATGCACTTTGAAATAGATTTAACGCCAGAGAAAGCCTCTGCGTTAATTACCAAGTTAGGACTAAAACATGAAATATAAGCCTATGTTTTTATCATGGCTTAGAGCTTCTCTAGCTTCGGCTGGTGCGCTCTATATGGCAGGTACTACAGATCCTAAAACTCTGGCGTATGCCCTGCTATCAGGCTTTATTGGGCCTGCGTTAAAGTGGCTAGATCCGTCAGCTAAAGAGTTTGGCCGTACTAAGTAAATGAACGCCTCGGACTGGGCTGGTATATTCGTGGCAATATGCACGATAACTGTGGCCTATATCAGCTCAATCCGGTGGCTAGTTAAGCATTACCTAGTAGAGCTTAAAGAAAATGGTGGCAGCTCGATCAAAGATACTGTTACTAGGCTTGAAGAAAAGGTAGAGATCCTCTACGAAATGATGCTACACAGAGAGTAATCGCGTGTCGGTCCTTGCCTATTGTCAGTGCAGGGCTTTACCCTTCTAGTATCGGTAACGTCGGGTTATCGGTAGTAAGGGCTAAAATGGAATATATACAATATGCGGTTTATCTAATGCTAGCCGTATGTGTGGCTAGTTACTTCTACTCCATCGGCTACAAAGATGGAAAGCGTGAGGCGCAGTTAACCTCTGCTAAGTGGCGTAAGAAGGTGTCTAGTGATAACTAAGGCACCAGCAGGGCGTTACTGCGACCTTTGCAAGGCTCAATGGGGCAGGGTAAAGGACGACTGGCACCCTAAAGCTAAGGTACAAGCCATAATAATCTGCGTATCTGAAACTCATTTAGGCAAGCAAAATGAGCGAGCCTACTGCGAAGCCCATAGAGAAGAAATCTCTACTATGGCAGATGGCTCAGTCTGGCCTTTAGTCGATCAGATGGATACAGGCCGTAAGTTAAGAGCAGCTAGAGCAGCAGAAAGGGCGGCTCAAAATGTTTAACCTAAATGATTATGAAGGTGCTGCATCAAGAATTAAACGGGTCCACGATAACTACCCTATGAATAGATTTAACATAAGGGAGTTGAAGATCGACCATGATAAAGGTTATGTATATGCAGTAACAGAAATCTATCGAGATGCTAGCGACCTTAACCCTGCTGCAGTAGATGTAGCTTAAGAGTTTAGGTCTGATCGTGGCGTTAATAAAGATTTCTGGGTGGAAAACTGTGTTACTAGCAGTTACGGCAGGTGCGCTGGGCTAATACTAGGCGTAGATAAACGGCCTACTAAAGAGGATATGGAAAAGGTGCAACGCCTTAGCCAAGAGCCTATAAAGTCTGATTACGCGCCGGGCTCTAAGCCTTTAGTGCCACTAGCTCAACAGTTAGCCGAGATAGCAGAGAGCGTAGGATCTGGTGAAATAGAAAAGGCACCGATCTGTAATCATGGCGTAATGGCTTTAAAGCAAGGATCTAAAAATGGCCGAGATTACTACGGCTATACCTGCGTAATGGGTAAGGCTAGCGGCTGTGATTCTAGCTGGTATAAATTAAATGCCAGTGGTAAATGGGTGCCGCCTGCAAAGCCTGCTTTTACAGTATCGCCTAAGTCTGGTGCAGATGTTGACGATATGTTGCTAGGTAATACCTAATGGGTTACGTAGAAATCATAAGAGATGGCGTAATAGCCCGGCTAGAAGGCGGCGAGTTAAGGTCTGTAACTAGCTCTGCATGGTGCGATAAGTGCAATAGTTTACAAGATCCTATAGGTGGTAAAGGCATAGAAATACTCAACGATACAGATAGGCAGGTAGTCCTATGGATCTGCTCGAAGTGCCGCGCAGTATAAAAGTAATACTAGACCACGCGCAGGAAGTCGAAGCTCATGTAATCGGCTTTCGGCGTATTGTAGAAATTAACGGCCAGCCAGATCATGCCAGCAGAGGCAATAAAGCTATTAGTTACCATGAATATATAGCTGAGTGCTCAGAGGCAGTAGGTGCAGAGATAGCAGTAGCGCAATATCTAGGCATTAAAAACTTTACACCTACTATTAACACTTTTAAAAGTGCGGCCGATATAGGCACTCGCATAGAGGTTAAGTGGACTAAGTACGCAGATGGGCATTTAGTTATACGGCCTACTGATCGTGTAAATGATGTAGCTATATTAGTTACAGGTCGTGGCCCTGTTTACTCCATAGCAGGCTGGATACCTATCATCATGGCGAAAAAGCCTAAGTACCATCATGCAACTTATTACGATCACTGGGTGCCGCAAAATAATCTATTCCCTATAGAAGATTTAAGAAAGAGTATCTATGGACCCGATAACATTTAACTGCAGGCATTGTAAGAAGGTAGTTAACGGCAAGATAATTCTAGAGTTTACAGAGTTATTACCACCGGGCCTTAAATGCCTACTGTGTATGAGCTGTGGCATACTTGGAATAGAGTTAATAACAGATGCTTAAAATCGGTTCATTATGTACGGGCTATGGCGGCTTAGATATGGCAGTAGAGGCTTATTTCAAAGCTGAAACTATCTGGACTTGTGAATTTGATAAACACGCTAGCAAAATAATAGAAAAGCGCATCAACAAACCTAATTATGGGAATCTAAAAACTATGGACTGGCATCAAGCAGAGCCAATAGACATTTTAACTGCTGGTTATCCATGCCAGCCCTTTAGCCATGCAGGATCTAGAAAAGGGGTAGAAGATGAACGGCACCTATGGCCATATATTAAAGAGATTATTGGGATATTACGACCGAGATTTGTTATCTTGGAAAATGTACGAGGCCACTTTGGACTTGGGTTTCCAGAAGTCCTCGCTGACCTTGCCCTTGTTGGGTATGATGCAAGATGGCGACTTATACGAGCTAGTGATGTCGGCGCGCCCCATAGAAGAGAAAGATTATTTATCCTTGCCTACCCCAATAGCGCACGATCAACACGAACCAAGCCCAGCAACGTTTCAACGGAACAGTCCGGGAATAGCAGCTGTGTTAATGACCCATTTACTACCGACACCTACAGCTATGCACGTAAGAAATCACGAAGAGCCGATAGAGAAATACCAGCAGAGAGTGTTGGACTACGAAGAAGGACGAACGAAGGGCAAGCCGGGGCCAAGTCTAGGTTTAGCCTTAAGATGGACGAAGAAAGAGTACCGGCTGCACTGGATAAAGGTAGATTAAACGTTAAGTTCGTGGAGTACATAATGGGCCTACCAGATGGCTGGGTATCAGATATAGATATATCAAGGGCGCATAAGTTAAAGATATTAGGTAATGGCGTAGTACCCCAACAGGCCTATCGAGCTCTTGAACTACTAATCGCCACGCCGTCTGACCTGCGGTTATGCTAAGACCTATTGACAGAGGTATTACGCTTCACTCGCGCAGGGCGAGCCGCAAGGCGATAAGCTCGCTAGGCGCAGTGATGCTATCGGGCGTGCTATGTAGTAACGCTGTAGCGGCTACACCTGTAACAGAAATATATAAAACTTACACACATATAAAGCTAAACAACCATAAAGAATATATATGCATTGAAAAACTTTGGACGAAAGAGAGCAACTGGAACTATTTAAGTAAAAATAAAAAAAGTAGTGCGATGGGAATACCACAGCTACTTAATATGAAAGAGCGAGATCCATATAAACAAATAGATCTAGGACTTAAATACATAGATAAGCGTTATACTACAGCTTGTAATGCATGGGCCTTCTTCAAAGTTAAGGGTTACTACTAATGAATAGAGGCAGTGATCCTCGTAAGAGTAGGACATATAAGAAGCAAAGATTAGTAGTGCTAAATAGAGATGGCTGGTCATGCCATTACTGCGGATTAGATGCGACAACAGTTGACCATTTAATACCAATAATAAAAGGCGGTGATCCGCTCTCATTAGATAATCTTGTAAGTGCGTGTAAATCTTGTAACTCTTCAAAGGGGAGCCGTAACGCGCCCTTTTTTTTAGCGCGGAAGGCGACCCCCCTTATCTTCCAGATCGGAAGAGCACA